CCTCACCTCCCTTCTGGGAGTAGGTCGCATAGATGTAGAGGCCATCAGGATCATAGTTTACCGGCGCAAATGTCCTCGTAGAGGCATCAGCCAAAGTGATGGTGATCTGATTAGCGTCCTCGGAGATATCCGCTGTCCAGGCCGTATTGAGCTGGTTCGGGAGATTCGTCATCAACCATTGAGCAGCCCATTCGGTATAGTCAGCTATCCCGCCATCAACATCCTGAAGGAAGATATCTCCGGCAATTTGGCGCTCTACAACAGATGCATTGATCTTAAGGCTTTGAGATATGGAACCAAGGGGAACACCTATCTCGTCGTAGTTATCCAACGCCCAACGATAGAAGTTTCTCAGCCGCAAACCAGGACCGTTTTTATATCCAGCCCGGATAGTATCAGCGACAGAGAACTTTGAATTGGAGATTATATTCCCGGTGATCAGGCTTTTGAGATAATTAGCTCTCTCAAGCTCATCACCTGCCAGATTATAGACGACAGAAGACACATAGGTCTTTTTGCTGCTGAAAAGCCCCATGAGGAAGCCTTAGAAGTTTTTCGCCTTAATCGAAGCAAGGATTGTGTCGAGGCTGGCGTTGTTGAAATTAGTCGGAGGCAGGGTGCCTTCGTCGATGGTCTTCTGCGTAATCCAGGCATCAACGAACAGCTTGCCAGCCTTTACCTGACCATCCCTGTCATAGGCTTCGATCTGCTGATCATAGAGATCTTTCTGCTTGCCTACGGAACCAGCCACAGGAAGCCCATCAGAGCGGGTATCCAGTGTCTGGGCACGCTGAGCTTCAGCCTGCTCGGAGACAAGCTTCTGCTGCTCGGGGAGAATGTTTTCGAGGTTGAACGTCCCAGCGCAGTAGGTGATTTCCTCCGTGGCAATCTTCATCTTGCCAAGGCCATAGGCAGCTTCACTCGTGAGTGCCTGATAGGAGATAGCCTGAAGATTAGCCTTGGCGGTTTGTAACTCTACCCTGGCAGTGACCATCTGGACCTGAGCAAGCTGAGCCTGGATCTGAGCCGTAATAGCCTGCCAGTACGCCTGGTCCCGGCCCAAAAGGAATTGCACCGCATTGCCCATGGCAGCCGTAGTCAGCTCAACATAGGCTTTGGCGTATTGCTCTCCGGTGATTCGGTTATCGTCGTACTCACGCTTCAGGTGAGCATCGAACCCTGCCATCAGGGCATCGAACGTACCAGTTCCGCCCACGGTTCGAGTGGTGAGATCGTCGTTGGTCAGCTTCTCGATATCAGCGAAAAGATCCCCTGTTGCACTAGGGATCGAGAAGTTAGGATCAGCGAGATCCACTGTCGGGATCGGGAAACTCTTCCCGGCCAACAGCGCAGTGAGCAAGGAATTGGCTTCTAGCTCAGCACCACACGAACTCATGGGACGAAATCCTGATTGGTTTAGTCAATGCTACCCGCAGCCGCCTGATTGGTGGCGAGCTGATTAAGCTCCTCACGAGACAGGGGAGGGAGAATTTCAATAGAAAATTCCTTCACATCCCTCGTCTCAACACGGTTGGTCTGGGTAGCCTTATTCTTAATCGTCCTAATCTGAACAAAAGTACGGCGCTTAAGCATCTTGAAGATACAATAAGGGATATGCCAGCCTTCGTCAGTGACCTCACCATAAGGCACAAACACCCTAACCGTACCGAGGAATTCGTTAGCCACAGTTACAATCTCACCAGGAAGATCCTTCTTCTTGGGATCCAGATTGGTAATCCGGCATCGCACAAGCTTCATGTTCTCTTCGTAGATCCGCTGGCGTAGCGTCTTGGACTTCACAGGCTTGGCAGGAGCGTCCTTGATACCATCCTGGGAAAGAGGATTGATTTCCTGAGGCTCCTCATTCTCCTGGTTCTCAGTATCTTCATTTTCAGCCTGAGAAAGCTTGTCATTGATGCGCTGCTTAAGCGTTTCCACACCAATGTTATTGGAAAACTCTACGCCCATCTTACGAGCACGATCCTTGAGCACATCCAGCTCACTCTTGCCGAAAAGATTAGGGGTTTCCTGCTCAGTATCAATTTCCATTAGAACACCTGTATTTGGGTTTTATGCAGAAAAATAAGGGGAGGTTTTTAGCCTCCCCTTATTCATTTCCCTGATATCAGAGAGGAGCGACGGTCTTGACCAGAGCGATACGCTCAGGACGCTTGATCAGGATACCGTAGTACCACTTGATCGAGCTGAAGCCCGTCTCGCCATAAGGATCGTTACGATCCGCAGTGGCCTGACCCGGCATCTTGGTGATGATGTTGAACTTCGCAGACTTACCATCGGTCTGGAAGCCAATGGTGATGAAGGAATCTTCACCAATGACCAGCATCGGGAACACATCATAGTGCTCCGTACCGCCTACCGTGGTCGAACGATAACCGGGGTTATCGTCAGCCGCAGCACCAACACCAGCCCAGGAAAGCATTTCAGGAACTAGGATGATGCGGAAAGCATCAATGGTCCCAATTTCACCATTCAGGATGGTGCCAGCATCACCATATTGCTGGACCGGAATGAAGGCTGGATTGTCAAACAGATCCTTCATGCCCCGCAGGAGCGGAACCAGCTCGGTTCCCACGAACATGATACGAGCTGCCGGAAGCGTCTTCGTATCAATGAGGCGGGAGCCAGTGATAACCGTAGTCTGCTTGGGAGTACGGTTGTCATTCAGGATCTGGTCGAGCCGCATAAGGTTGGCGTAAGTGACCTTGGAAGCAGGAACACCGCCAACAACCTCACCAGTGATCTCATCATCGTCGGTGGCAGCACCAGCAAAGAGGATCACACCAGCCGCCGCCAGAAGATCCTTCTGGAGAACAGCCTCGGTAAGCTGAACAGCACCGTTCAGAAGCTCACGGCTCAGATGGCTCATCAGCTCCGAATCCGAGTCAAAGTCCAGGCTTTCCTGGGTAAACTCAGTGAAGAAACCGAACTTGGCAATAGAGCCTTCACGCTCAAGACGAGTGAAGCCAACACGGTTCACACGGCCACCGTTCTCCGAGAGGAGCGGCATCTTCGATGTGATCCTACCAACGTCTCGGCTGGAGCCATAGAGATTACCATTCGAAATGGTAACACCATTGGCGTCGATACCCTGATCGTTGACGTTACGATCATCCAGAAGCGGCACATACTCATAGACCTTGATGGTCTTACCGAAGTGCTTGGGCATCTTCATGGTGCTCGAAAGGGGCGTAAAATACTGCTCCTTGCGAGATTCAATGATAGCCTTCTTCAGCCAGAAGAAAGTGTTCATCTGGTCCGAGCCGTTGCCGTCAATGCTCGACTTCTGACCGTCGATAGGGGCGTTATAGTTAAGCATTAGAAAATTCCCTGAACCTTGGCCTGCTTGATTATTTCAAGCTTTATAAGCGGCCCTCAAATTGGTTTAGCTTCAGGAATTCTTCATCCGACATAGCGAGCGGATTAATGACTTCCTTGGCCTGCTTATTGGTCGAACTTCTCGTAGGAGAAGCCGCCCTGGCCTTGTCGTCATTTGAGACTTGCTTCTTGGGGATGGCATCCCTCGTTGCCAGAACTTCAGGGTGTTTCTGGTCGAGGTTATCATTGCCCTGAGAGCTGGGACCGTTGGAGCTGGCAGCAACAAGCTGATCTCCAACGGTTTTGTAAGCCTCAAGAAATGGCGTTTCGGGCCTGATTTTTCCGAGAATTCTCTGACGCTCTATCTCAGTAGAGATTGCAGTATAAACCCCACTGTCTCTCTGCTGTTGGATGATCGTCAAGATCTCCGGGTTCTGCCAGAGCATCTGCTTGCTGGTTTCGTCCCAGGCATTGTTGATCTCGGTAAGCGTTTCCTGACCTTCTGAAGTAGACCCAATGTCTTCCAGAACAGATCGGAAATTCGCTTCCTCGTCAGTTACCCGGTAATTTCCTCCAGTATAGGCAGGCTCAGCTTCGGTATCAATCTCTAAAGGATCAATACCAGAATCCTTGATGAGCTTTTTAATTGCTTCAGGATCTCGCTTATCCAGGTCAATTAGATAAGAGAGCTTGCCTTCATCAAGAAGTCCATTGTTCTCCAGCATCGTTAGCACTTTACGATGCTGCTTCATACCCTGCATCTTTCGGGCATACCCTGCGCCCATTTGCATGAGCGCGATTGCCTCTTCAGGGCTTTTCAATTCAAAGGTTTTACCATTGGCCTTGAATGGGGCCATGACTTTTTCATAGAGATTTTTGAAATCCGGGGGAGAAGCTTCATCCTTGGAACCAAGGGGATCATTACCTTCCTTGGTTCCGGCTTCACCTTCCTGACCCTCAGAACCTGCACCAGATGCAGAATCTTTGGAGCCTTCGGACTGGCCTTCCGCATCCGAGGCATCGGTATTCCCGTTGCTCTCGGTCTCCTTGGCGGAAGGCTTTCCCTCGTTTCCCTGATTACCATCCCCATTATCCTCCTGTTTTTCAGGAGGAGTATCGGATTTGTTTTCAAGGTCTTCCTGATTATCGGTTCCGCCGTCCGCACCTTCGGTCGGGCCGGCTTCGCCGCCCTCGCTCGATGCTCCGGCTCCACCATCATCAGTATTGGGGGGAGGAGGAAGATTGGGTTCGTTTAGCTTAAGGAAGTCCTCATCAGACAATCCAAGCATATCAGTAGGATCAGCCATTAATTATAGCTCCCTTCCTGATCTTCCTCAGCACGGGCTTCGGCGATAGCTTCATCAATATCTCGGATGTCGCTTTCAGCCTGGGCACCAGACTGCATGATGTACGAGAGGAAACGCTTCAAATAACCGGAAGCCTGAGCAGCACGAATACAGTCCGCCTGCTGCCTTTCATCCATGGCAGGGTCCGTGGACAAGCGAATGTTACGAGCAGCTTCCTTCTCAAGAAACTCATCAAGAATAAGCTTACGGAAGTCACGATTGCTCGACAGCTTCAGAGCAGCATCGCGAAGCTC